AGTAAACTTGATTTTCAACTTGGCTATTAATTTCGTCAATAGCAATTTTTTCTTGATCAAGCATTAATTGCTTTTCTTGACCACTTGAAAAGTATGTTCCATCCTTAGCTGCTTTTTTACGTGCTTCCTTTAAAGCTTTTGCTTGTCTAGACTCGACATCCGTAGACAAAGCCATCATTGCAGTATTTAGCTGATTTGCTTGTTCTGTTGCATCACGGTTAGTTGCCATTGCGGTAGTCAAACTATCAATTGCAGATGCTGCAGCAGACGCTGTATCCTTTATGTCATTAAATCCTTGTGAACGAACTGTGTAGGCTGCGGCATTTGCTGATTGGTCTGATAATGCGTACATAGTGTATATCTTTTTAGCCGCATCTTCTGCTGACATGCCCATAGCGATCAATTGTTCTTTAAGTCTTATGGCAAGCTCTCTCTGTTTTTCTGGGTCTTCGTTGCCCGTTTGATTAATTAAAGCTACTTGATCAGAATAATTAGTTTTAACTTCTTTTTTTAACTTCTTGTATTCTTCAATAGTTATATCTAGTGGGGTTCCAGATCCTTGCATGCTTTCGTATAAAAGGGTATTTCTTTCTTTTAATGCCTTTGCATTATTGATTGCTTCTTTTATTTTGTCATTAAAGTTTGTAAACTTAAGGCCTGCTTTTTCTGCAGCTTCTGCAGTCATTCCATAACCTAATGCGTTTAGTCTAAGGGCCTCTTTGTGAGCCTGCCACCTATCGTAACCATATTTGGCTATTGCAGCACCTGCTCCAACAGCAAGATTAAATCTAGTAAATATACTTAATGATATTCCAAGTGCTTTGCTGAAAAGATTTGAGCTTCCAGTTAGCTTGCTTAGCATTGTTCCATATTTAGTTAGCTGCGGAGCACCCGTAATTTTGTTAGCTCCAACTGCACCTATTGGAGTTCTTGCTTGTATAAATTTATTACCCATAATGCTTGTGCCTTTTCCTGCACCTGCATTCATCATGCTTCCCATAGCCAAGAATGGAAGGATTGATCCAACTTGTTTAATTACATCTCCTTGGGTTCCGCCAACTTTATCGCCAGCATAATTTGCACCTTGCTGTATTCCAAAAAATAATAATAGCTGCTTTAGCATTGGGACTATTCCACCAAGCCTAAAGCCATTTGGAATAGATCCGCCAGCTTTATATCCATTTGGAATTATTCCACCAGCATTTCTTGGAACAAATAGTTCTGGCCCCTTCTCTCCAACAATGTATGGCTGGCCTGCATTAACTGGTCCGCCCTTTTCTCTTCCCTCTAGCTTAAATATTAATTGTTTTAATGCATCTGTAATTGAAGTATCTTTTTTAGATTCCCAATTTGCAAACTTCTTTCTAAGTATTTCTCTATCTATTTGAGAAAGAACTTTTCGTCCAAGAGGATCGGACAAAGTTGAAGATGCAGCAGACCTTATTACTGTATCCATAATATCTGGCTCTAATGCTTTTATTAGCTGGCCTTTTGCATTTTTTGTATAGCCGTACGGCATTTCTTTTGCAAGTTCGCCTGCTAGCTTGTCGTAAAGAATTCTTTGAGTTCTCTTTGTTAGCCCTGTTGATGCAAAAAGCTTTTCAGCCATTCCAATTTCTAAAGAAGTAACTCCCCAACCACCAGTTGAGTCTTTGCCAAATCCTGCTCCAATTCTGTGAAGCGCTTTGCCTTTTGTGATTGCTCCAATTAGTCCGCCTAATATAAATCCATTTTGTGGTGTTTTAAAAGCATTGTCGGAAAGGCTTACTGCATGTCCAGACTGCCTACGCTTTAGCTCATCTGCTGCAAGCATTTTAGCAATTGCTGCGGGAGTCATTGTTTTTTCTGGAGACATTGTTACTGATGAATGAACTCCGTGCAAGTCCTGATAGGTTTTTCTTCTTGCATCAGATAGTCTTTCAATCATTGCATTGTAAATAACTTTTTCTTCTGCGGTTAAATCAGGGAATCTTGCAACAGTTTGCTTTAGTTTAGGCAAAGCTTCATTAATTTCTTTAAGCATTCGATCATTGTATTGATCTGCTGTCATCCCTTTTGGAATATCTGAAGTTGCTTCAGCAAAGAATTTTTTTGTGCTGCTTCCCTTTACTCCTAGCAAGTTAACCATTGCTTGGTGTTTAAAAGAAGGCATGATTGCTGAATAATCTCTAAGGCCAGATGCTGTAGAAAAAACTCCAGCTGGGCCGACGTCTCCCAAAACATTTCCAGAAAGGTTTCCTCTTCCTAAATCTTTATCTCCACGCAAGGCAGAAGCAACTAGCTGTCTGAAGTACTGGTCGTTTGTAAATTTAGAGTCTGTTGATGCAAATCTTGGATCATACTCAGACTCTAGTGCAAGAAGTTTTCTTTTTCCAGCAGGGTCTGTTGGGTCTTTAATTACAACAATTTTTTGTTTTGGTGCATGAAGCCCATGAACTTCACGAGCAATTTGTGTTGCTCTCATTTCAGCTAAAGCTGCTTTTTCATCTAATACTGGCTTTACGAATACCTTGCTTCCATCTTTTGAATAAATACCACCAATGCCTGCAACTGGAAAGCTTCTTCCTGTTGTAGGAGAAAGTATTTCTCCATATTCAGTAACTTGCTTTTTTGAAAATCTAGAATCTTTGACTGCTTGATCTGCTTTTACCATTGCAGTTTTTGCTGCTCTTTGGGCTTCTACTTGTTTAATGGATCTTGGCATTCCAAGGAATACTGTTCCTCCTGGGAACAATCTTTGTGCCATTGGAACCTGGCCGCCATCATTTAATCCTATGTTTTCGCCAATTTCTCCACCAGCGTTTCTTCTTGCAATAATTTTAAGTGCGTGACTTACTCCACTAGATGTAGTTAGGAGTGTGGCTAAATTAGTGCCTTTAGCCCAAGAGGGTAGCCTAGAACCTATTGTTCTATTTTCACTTACCCAGGTTAGTCTGCCATCTTTTCTTTTAACTATCTGGCCTTTTTGAATTGAGTTATTAGGCTTTCCTGTTATTAGTCCACGAGCTATGGCTTCATCTTTAGTTAAAACCTCTTTAGCTCTTTCAGTAAATACTTGAGATATAGCAGAAAATAAATTTCTTCTTCCGCCAGCTTTTGATGGGTCAATCCTAATTCCACGCAAAGCAGGCTTAAATATTTCTTTAGCAAGTCTTTCAAAACCAAACGGGTCGAGCTTGCCGCCGATCATCCTGCTTGCATTTTCTGGAAGTTCTAATTTACGAATCAATTCTTTAAGCGCTGCTGAGTTTCTTCTTTCTGCTTGAACCGCATCCCCACCTAGTGTGACTGCTGCTTCATTCATTAAGCTGTTCGGATTCATTCCAGAATCTAAGGTTGCTCTTATTAAGCTTGCTATGTAACTTCCAGTTAAACCTTTTCCATTAGAATTTACTCCAAGATTTAATTCTCTTGGAAGTAGCAATGCCATTCCGCTTAAGTCTTCTGTAATATGTGTTCTTTGTAACGCTAGCTTTTTAGGATTTCCTAAACCGCCTCCACCGTTTCTTCCAAGACCAGATGTATTTCCTGGTCCGCCGTTTAGCTCGTACATTAAAGGCATATTTCTTTGTGCAATGTGCGCTGGTATTACTGCTTCTCCAGGTGTTAATACAACTGGGACCTGACCACCTTCTTGTGCATAATAAGATTTGCCTCCAAGAATATTTGTTATTAACGGTAGATGCTTTTCAGTAGCAGCTTTATTGATTACAAATGATCCAGGCTCAGCTGTTGTATGGTATGTATCTGTGTTGCCAGTTCCTGGAACAAAACCACCTTTTGCAAACTTTGGCTTTGTTGTTTCTATGTTGTATCCAGCACCAGAAGTTCTTACCCCGCCAAGAGCTCTTGCGATTCTATCAACCATTGCTTTTGTAGGTCCTTTATGGAACATCTCTTTCATATTAGACTTTCCTGTAGCTGGATCTACTACTGGCTGAGAGGTTAGTGGTACTGTTCCTAGGTTTGCTGTTCTGCCCATTCCCGCTGCAGTTAGTCTTGTTGTTTCTGCAAGCATTGCTTCTACTGTTGCATTTAATGAAATAATTCTTGCTCTAGCTTGTTCTACTGTTATTTTACTTTGCTGAACTTGCTGAACAATTGCTGCAGTTTCTTTTGCTGCAAGGTCTGTTATCTGGCTAAACTCTGGCAACAATGCTTGGTAAGAATCAGATAAGCTTGATGTAACAGTTCCTGTTGCCATCACTTCCGCCTTTAGTATCTTAAGCTCTGCTTCAGATTGCATAGCAATAGCGGCTGTCATTGCATGCCATTTTGCAGCTTCTGCTGCAACAATTCCTGTGGAGGTTCCTCCTATTGATGTTAGTCCAGGGATTTTTGGTAGATCGCTGTCCATATAAGCCTGTGGATTTCTGCCAACTCTTATATTTACTGGCTTTGATCCTGGTACTGTTCCAAATATTGTTCCTGCTTGTGGATTTCCAGATGGAATTAAGTGAGACATGTCTCTAGAATATGGTGCACCAACTAGTGGATTATTTTTATCTACCACTCTTCCAGCGGGTCCTGCTGCCATAATTACTCCGCCTGCTACTGTTGATACTGCTGGCTGAACAGATACTTTGGCTGCATTTGCTTTTGCTTCTAGATTTATAAATGATTCTGCAAGTGTATTTACTGCATTAGATAAAACAATAGTTGCTTCTGTATCCGAGTAGAACGATGTTGCAAGACCTTTAGCAGCAGCATCTGCGGCTATGATCTCTGGTGTTAATAATTTAAATCCGTGCCCACCCTTTGCTAATTGTCTTAGATGGAATATTCCCTTGATTACATATCCAATAAAGTTGCCCATAACACCCGTCAACATAATAAGAGGTCCAGCAATTGCTGTGAAACCTCCTAATACATTTAATAATGTTTTAACTGGCTCTGGAAGCTTCTGGAAAAACTTTATAATTGCGTCGACAACTTTTAATACCTTTGTGCTTATTCTTAAGAATTGCTCTCCTGCGCCAGCTAGGTCTGCTTGAACTGATGCCCAAGCTCTCTTGAACTGCCCAGAGGCTGATTCTGTCATCATCTTTAATTCTCGATCTGAAATTGCTGCTAGTTCTGTTACGCTAGCCTTCATTAAGTCCATTACTTGAAGTGTTTGTGATCCAGACTTTCCTAGGTTTTCAAATAACGCCGACATTCTTGCAAACTGGAACTTACCAAATAGCTGTTCAATTGCTCTTGATTTATCTAGCGGATTAAGATTGTCTAGTGCGGCCTGCAATGATAATATTGTTGCAGTTAGATCACCAGCATTATCATTTACAATACCCTTTAGATCAATTCCAAATCCCATAAACTGCTCTGTTGCAACTTTAGTTGGGTTAATAAGTGATGCCATCGCTGACTTAATTGCGTTTGCACCTTCTGATGCATTTACTCCGCCTTCTTTCATTGCAGTAAGGTAGAGCGCTAAATCTTTTACATCTCCGCCAAGAGATTTAATTACTGGACCAGCTTTAGGAATTGCTTCAGTCAAATCTGCAAGGCTTGTTGATGTCTGGTTTTCAACTGCGTTGAGGAAGTCAATTGATTGTGCTAGTTCATCGGTGCTCTGCTTAAAGGCATTTTGAATTGCAAGAGTTGCTTTCATCGCATCTTGTCTATCAACTTCACCAAGCACGGCAAGTCTTGTTGTTTGCTGCGTAGCGGCAATTAAATCATTACCCTGTTGTCCTGTTGCTGCTAAGTCTGCAGCGAGTGCGATTGTTTCTTTATAGGCAACACCATAAGAGCCAGCAATTTCTCTAGCTGTTGCAGTAACATCTTTTCTTACCTGTGCCAGATCTGCAGATGAAGTTGCTGCAAGCCCTCCATAAACTTTTGTTAATCTTACTAATTCTGCGTCTGCTTCTCTGAATGCTTTTTGTGCTGCCGCTCCGAACATAACCAAAGGAACAGTTAGTCCTACTGTAAGCTGGCGACCAGCCCATTGGGTATTTTTACCCCAGTTAATAAGACCTGTTGATCCGTCAAGCATTACCTTGTTCATTATTGCGGCTTCTTGTCGAGCAATAGCCATCTTGTTCTTTATTTCATCAAGACCTTTTGCAACCATGACATTGTATTGCATTTGTCCTTGTGCATTTTTGCCTACAGGTTGAACTATAGCCTGTTGCAGCATTACCTGCTGCTTAGCTAAGTCTCTAATTAAATTGCTTGTCTTCTTTGTATGGCCGCTCCAAGCATTATAATAATCGTTGAGCTTGAGGCGACCTCTATCTAAGTTCTTTCCGAACTTGTCTACGTCTGATGATAGGGATACAAAGTGTTGCGAGAACTGTCCTGTTGATGTTAGCGTTGTTGCAAACGACTTGTTCATCACAGCAATTTGATTTGCTAGTTTTGCGTTTGTTCCCGCTGTTGTTTCTTGCAGTTTTATGAGTTGGGCAGTAACCGCAGCTAGCTGAGCTCTTAAGCTCGTAAAGTCTGCGTGGGCGGTAATATTGGTCGTTATTATATTATCTGCCATATATATATGTTACTCTATAGAGTATCCTAATCCTGCTCCGATGCCAAATCCAGCTTCTGCTGCAAAACCACCTTGTAATGAAACAACATCATCTGCTGATGCTCCTATACCAAGTGCTCTTCTTCTAACATCTTCGAAGGTTGATCCCTCCCCATTTTGATTACTGCTTTCATTTAATTCAACACCCTGAATTAAAGCTAAGAACTTTCTTTTCTCTTCTTCAGTTTTTTGCATTGACTTAAAAGTCTGGACCATCTCTGGCATTGAAAGACTATCTTCTAGTTCTTCGTAATTTTTCCAATTACCTAAAAGAAATACTTCCCCTTCTAAGGCGGCTAAATCTAGTTCTGACCAGCCAGTACTGTTGCCGCTAGTAGGTTTGGGTCGTCCATCTTAATTCCTCCGCATACTTCAAGAATGCGATTGATTGTTGGAACGTCAAGTGTGTCTTCAAATGCGTCAATATCTTTAACTAGCTCTGGGAGTTGCTTTTCTAAAGCCACTGCACATGCTTCAATTAAAATTGTTAGTGTTTCGTCTTCTGATGTTACTTCTGCTGTCTTTTGAATGACTATCATAAACTTACGAAGCTCTTTAATTGTTAAAGGCTTAAGTTTAACTGTTGCGCCATTTTGTAGTTGAATCTCTTCAACGTCGTATACTGTAGTTGCCAATTTAATCCTCCTAGGATCTTGTCTTAATTATTGTATCATATCCAAAATATAAGAGCAATAGAAAGCCCCCCAATTTCTTGGGGGGCAACCTATTAATTAAATTAAATTAATTATGCTACTAGGACACGGTCAATAATAACGCCGTATTCCTTGCCTGCCTTTGCTTCTACTGGAAGCAAACGGAAGGTTACTGGGAATGTTGTTGCTGCGTTACGTGATAGTGAGAACTGTGACTGTTGTACAGAAAGAACACGACGAGCATAATATACACGCTCTGCCTTTGTTACGCCTTCTGTAGGTGCCTGTCCAACTGCTACTAGCTGACGCTCTGTTGGTGCAATACCAAGAGCTCCTGCTTCTAGACCAATTGTAGATGTCTTTGTATCTGTTGCACCTGCTGTTGCTGCTGATCCTGCTTGTCCGAATACTGCAAGAACGTTCTCAAGAGTACCTTCTGCAAGCTCTGTTGCAATCATAACTTCCATTGACTCTTTGAAAAGCTTTGCTGAGTCAAGAAGCTGATCTACTGTTACTGAACCGTATGATGGGTTGTAAGTAATTTGAAGACCGTTATTTGTAAATCCAACGTTTCTCCACTTTGTAGCGTTTGCTGGCAAGTTAAGTGTGTCTGCGTATGGTACTGTTGCTGGTACTGGTGGTGTTGCTCCTGCTGCCTTTACAACAAAACTTACACCGTCGGTTGAACCTGGCTCCATGTCATCCTTGTAGTTTGCTGATGTTGAATCAAGTGCTGACAAGAATAGTGGAGAAGCTCCAACTAGAATATTTTTGGCTGATGCCATTTGTATTACCTCCATTAAATAAATATATATATTGACTTACTTTTTAAATCTAAATCAAAGCTGGCTAGGCTTTTTCCTCTTAGCTAATTTTACTGGATAACTTGACTAAAAGCAACTAGTTGAATCTACCCTTAGAATCAGTACTCCTGGAGTATTTGGCCTCTAGGATCACATCTGTTGACATAAAGCCTTTTAATTCTAGGGAGGGCTCTATGGGTGATGTTTCTATCACATGAATACTATGGAATTTTAGCTTACTGGGCCGAATTGAATTATTTACATCTTGGGCAGATTCGTCCATTCTTCTAAATAGGTCCATCATGATGTTTCTTATTTCATAGATTTCTGTGACATCTGTTGAATATATAGTAAAAAGAATTTTCTCGCAGGCCAAGAGCCAGATGTCTTCAAATGAAAGACCTATCTTGTCATAGATAATGTGCTTCTTTCCATTTAAAAATTGATCCATTTCTGGGGATTGCTGTACTGGGATAATGGGTATAATCTCTGTACCTAGGTTATCTGAATAATAATCATAGGCATCAAATATCCCCGCCGCCTTTAATTCTTTCCATAAAAATTTACGAAGCTCAAACATTGCGTCTACTTTATAATCTACGGTCATAGCGAGCCTCCAAATGCTGCATGTAATGATGCGTCAGCCTGTACCCTTATTTTACCAGGGGTGAAGCTATATTGCACTTTTTTAATATTCATTGGAACATCAAGCGCCTTTGCTATTTTTGAATTAAATATCCTTTGTAGCCCAGACGATTTAATTGAAGCGTTAACTAATTGACCTCCAAAAAATCTTCCATACGACAATGCAAACTGGTGTGATGCTTGGGCTCCACCAGGCTTCTTAACGGTCACTGACGTGCCTTTGGGCATAAAGACTGTTTCACCATCCATCTCGAACACAAGTCGCTCAGCGGACCTTGGGCGGATTACTATGGGCATTCCAGCTTCCATCACGTCTGCCTTGTTTGCAAATACATATTTTTTCTTTTGTTTTTTATTTTTAGTTGGTACGGATGAAACTGATGGCTTAAAGTTATAATTTATTCTAAATGAAAGTCCTTCTGTTTCAATTGTATAAAGTTTAAATAGTCTAGAGGAAGGTGTGCCTGCCTTATTCCATTCGTAAACATGGTGTAATGATCTAGGCTTTGTTCTTGCCTGTGAATCCATATATAGCCCAAAATCTTTTTCTATCTGATTAAAGATAGTTGTTTTAAACAAATTCTTAAATGATTCGTTTGTAGTTAGTTTAGACATTACTGCAGCCTCATAATATAAAAATGCAGATATCTGTGCAACTGTGCTGTCCTTTAAAATTCCTGGGACTGAACCTGCCATCAATCTTTCAAGCCCACTGGCAGTCTGAATTAAGGCTACGCTAGAATCCAATTTCCTGATTCTCCGATCTCTTTGCAATAGAGTTATATGCAAGGACATTACCAAATGGATCGGTAATCGGGGTAGAGCTTATAACCTCAAATACTGTGGGGGTATTGTTTGGATAGTTGATTTCTTTCCAGACTACGTTGCCACTCATATCTCTAACGTTAGTAACTTTCTCTCTATACGTTATTGGGTCTGGTGTTCTTATCTCAAGCATTTGCTCATTCATATATTTGTTGTTAAATGTTTGTCTGTCTCCGCCTCTGCCTGTACCAGAATTTGAAATAATTCCTTTTGCAGAACATGGAACAGACCTAGTAAATATCCACTCTTTTTTAATAGCACCAGTATTTTCATCCTGAGTGTCTAATTGAAGGTAGATATCTAGCTTCATTGGCATTAATGAAGTTGCCAGACTCATTTAGATTATAACCATACCGTTTGTGACATATGGTGCAAGCAGCTGATCTGCATATAAACTTCCAGTGCCCTTGTGTGCGGTATCTAAAAATTCAAACTTCCAATCAAAAGTGCTTATATTTTTTACGTACTTGTCTTTCCAAGCACGATCTTTTTCAAAGTATTGTTGCATTAATGCTAGGCAAGCTTCTGATACATTGTCTGGGACACGCTTCCATCCATACCAACCTTGAACATCGTACTGGTATCCTTTTTTAAATGATCCAGAGTATCCTTGGTCATTAATTGATGGAGGTATAAGTCCATTGGCTGTATACACAATGTTGTCCATTAAGTTCTGCTTGTTTGCTGCAATTGCATATTGTGATTCTGTTATTAGATGCGTAGAATAAAATGGTCCTGGGAGCGGTACGCCTTCTTCTTTAATAAAATCAATTTGCAATATTCTTGTCTTTAACGGAAGCACGTCTGTGCCACTGCCGTACTGAGTCTCCGTCATATATTTTTCTGAAAAGAATTGATTTGTATAGGCATCAATTAATTTTCTTGCGTATCGTTCTGCAATTTTTAATTCATTATAAGACCTATAGTTTGGGTCAGATACGTCTGTTCCAATATTTAGTCTATCAAGTGATTCAGAAATGCTAACATACGGCCTGACAACATCTACTATTTGTTTGTGTGTTGTTGGGATTCCGTTTACAGAATAGCTCCAGGTAATCTCTAGCGTAGGCTCATTAAAGTTAGATGCCGCTTGTGGAATTATAATTTCGTAAGTCCCAAAGTCTGAATCTAACTTTGTTGCAGTGTAGGAAGCTGATGGCAAACCGCCAAACGGTGCTCCGTCTGGGTTGGATCTTTTAGTTAACGCAGTTACTGTGCCGTCTGCGTCTGTTATTTCACCTGCCCAGTAAATTTTAGTTATTACTTTTGAGGCTTGATCTTTATATATTTCTGCCATTAACTTATGTTAACGTTTAGTTGTAGAAGTCTTGAACTTCCTTTGGTGTCGCTAAACGAAAACCCTCCTCTGTATCAAAGATTTTTTGAGCATCATCTTCAGACATTGCTATAAAAGGATGATCTTTTGTAAAGGTATATCCGTGGATATCGTATCTGTGATTATCTCTTGTCATTCTTACAAGCAGGGTATCTTCTGGTTGCGCTTTTGGATCAAACTTTGGAAGAATTTCAATTTCTTCTGTGTCTCTTTCAATTGCCTCTACCGTACTTTGATATACACTCCAGGTAACGCCTTCTTCTGCTAGAGCTGCAATAATGTCTTTTTTATTCTTTAGGCCTTCTGTATCAACTGCAAAATCTGTTGCAATTACTTTTAATTCAGCCACCTTTAATGTGTCAAACGACATATTTTATTTCTCCTTTTTCTAGGTCCTTTAATTATAGCATTGTTAAATTTAAATGAAAAGCCCCCAAAATTAATTGGGGGCCTTTCTGTAGTCTAATTCTTAATTAATTAAGAAGCAACCTTAACGTTCTTTACAACGACCCAAGCGTCTGCCTGCTCGATTTGAACGCCAACACGAGTATACATTGTGTACTCGATTGTGTCCTTGCGTGGCTGGAAGAAGCGGTAAACAGTTACATCACGCTTGATACCAATAACTACGTTATTTGGGAATGTCAAGTGGACGTCTCCGTGTGAACCTGATGGGCTTGCGTATGTACCTGTCTGTGTCTCAGGAAGCAATGGAACTTCAACGATTGGAATACCAAATGCGTATGGAGCTACATATCCTGCTGGACCTCCAAGAACAGGAACATCACCACGGATAATGCCAGAGGCAATATCTTGTGGAGTAACGTTCTGAATGTTCTGTGAGTTAGAGAACAAGTAATCTTGGATCAAGTTTGATCCAGAAAGGAAGCGAAGGTCTGTACGACGTTGCTTGTACTTACGTGGCATTGCCTTAAGAGCCTTGTTGAAGATCTCACGGGAAATTCCCGCACCTGCTGCATCGACTACACGACCGTGTGTCTTTGCCTTCTTAACTGCACCGTCAAATGACTTGTACAGAGCATCGGCTGAAAGTGATGTGTCACCGTTAAGAATAAGATCTTCGATGTCATTTCCAGCTTGTGTTGCCATCATACGTGCAATATGATCTTCAAGATCTGCACCTTCGATGTTGTCTTCTAGAGACTCAGTTGAAAGTTCCCAGTCCATGCGGAGCTTCTTTGTTGTGAGAGAGATCTTTGAGAATGTTACACCCTGGTTTACAGCTGTGTTTTCTCCTTCGGATGCAAGCTTTACAAGCTTTTCTCCTACTGACATGCGATCAATTTCTGTTGTGTC